TTGTGACTCCTTTTGTGTAACCACATTCCTATGATTTGTGCTATTGCACCACCCAAACTGTGTCCTGTAACGTGTACTGTTTTTTCTAAACTTGATTCATCTATACTCGACATAACTGATATAGAAGCATCTCTAAATCCTTTATGAAGGCGTATTCCTAAGTCATCATCTGTTACTAAACGTACATCAATATCAGATTGTACGTTTTCTGCATTTGCTGTACCTCTAATGACAATAATTGATATTCCACCATCTTGTTTCACTTCAAATGCAACGTTATCTTTCTCACTACCTCCACCATCGTAAATTTCTTTACAATATTCTGCGTGTTCAATGAGTATATCTAATGATATTGGTAAGTCTGCTTTACTTCCACTACCTAAATCATTATTTTCATCAACTTTACTTTTTGCGCATCCATTAAACGCTAGTAGTATCAGACCTATTATTATGAACTTCCAATTCTTCTTTTTTCTTCCAAGCTGTTGCACTTAAAATCGCCCCAAATGAGATGTGAAATACGGCACCCCCCTCTAAAGTGAGAGGAATCCATCTGCTCGCATCACATACCAACCCTTTGGCGACCATCATATTACAATAATTATCCATTTTCAAGTTCCAGATTACTGGCCCTATGAAAAAATCACAGACACATAGAAAAAGATATGTCATTCCGGCCCAATCTCGCCAATAACGATTTATAGTTTTATTTATTGTCATTATGCTTTTTTGTCAGACATAGAAACTAGTGTTAGAATACTTCTTCCTGCTTCTATTGCAGTATCGACAATCCATTCTAAATTTTCTTCGTCATAATCCCATTTTTCTCTGACATAAGCGACTAACTCATCGTATTCTTCATCGTCAATGTCCGTAATTTCTGGAATAACTTCTTCGATATTATCGACTGCTTCAAAAAGTTTCTTAACAGGGTCAATGAAATATCTAGCATCTGTCCAAGAAAATTTGTCATCCGCTTTTGCTTTTCCAATCGCGTCTACGAATGAAAAAATAAACTCCATTACTTCTTTAGTTTCTTTTATACCTTTAGCTTCCGCCATTTTATTCCTTTATAATTAAGCGAGATTAAATCTTTCAATATAATCGGTTATACGTTGTTCAGTAGGGTCAATACCTTTTTCAATTACTGCTTTTCTAGCAATTTCCCTAATATCTGATTTTTCGTTTTCTTCTTTCGTATCATCTACAAATCCTGCTTCTGCGTCTGTTGAAAATCTTGGCAATTCTTCTGGTTCTGTTTTCGATGATTCCAATTCATCAAGTTCAGCCTCTTCCACTATTTGATCTAATTCTTCTCCAATTGTTTTTTTTCTTTTAGCCATTTGTTCCCCTTTTATTGTTTTTATTTAAATATTTATTCCGTTTTTTTGTTGCTTGTCTTATCTTATATTTTGATGCGTTTTTAGTAAAAAGTTCTCCATTCATATGTTCCGATTCATGCTGATAAATTATCGATGGTAATCCAATCAAGCTTCCAGCTTCATGATTTCCATCAAAAATTTGATATTGTATAGCAATAGATTCTGAACGAATAACAGGAAAATATAAGCCAGGAAATGACAAACACCCTTCGTTAACATAAGAAGTTTCCTTGCTCATTTGTAATATTTTTGGATTGAATGCTATGATTACTTTATTTTCCATCATAAATCCAAAAACCTTGAGAGGTATTCTGATTTGATTCGCTGATAAACCAACCCCTCTATGGTGTATCATATTTGAATAAATCTGTTTAGATAATTTCTCAGCATCAACTTGAGGACTATCAAAATCAAATTCTTCGGGAATCTCCCTCAAATAAGGGTCATCTTCTTTTACCAGTTCACATATCAAATCACTCACATTACCTCTATTTTACTAAATTGTTTTTCTTTTATGAACTTAATTGTTGAGCGAAATTTATCATAAAGAATCTCTCCTTTATGTGATATGACAAACACATTTGTTTTTTCATCAAGAGAATTCAGTATTTTCAAAAAAGCTTCTGTACCATCAGCATCCAAAGATGAATCGAATACCTCATCTAAAATCAAAAGATTTGTATTAACACTATTTTTGAGTTTAGCAACCATTCTCCAAGTAAACAATAATGCTAAATCGATTCTCATTTTTTCGCCTTCTGAAAAAGAAGAATATGAAAATTCATCACGATACTGAGAACGTATTGTTTCATTGAAATTCTCATCAATGGAAAAGTTGATTAGAAATTCAAGTTCATTCAAATATTTGTTAACATACTTGTTAATTATGGGAACATACTGACGGATAATCTTGGTCTTTATTCCCGAATCTCTCAAGAGTTCATGCGCATATCCATAGAGTTGCTTGGTGTTACATTGTTCTTCGTAATCCTTTTCTAGCTCTATTAATTCACTCTCTAATAATTGTAACACATTTAGTTCTGAATTGTCAAGTTCTTTTTTGTTTTTCAATTCATTGATGTCTTTTTTCGCCCTGTCAATGTTATTGTCTAATGCTTCAATTTTTGATTTGGTTGCAGCTAACTGACTATTTTTTTCCGAAATCTGTTTTCCAATATTACGAAATTCCTCAATCTGTATTTTCAGTTGTTCTATTTCGGTTGTTATTTTTCCTAATCCCTGTTCTTTTTCTTCGATATTTGTAGAGAGACTAGTAATTTTTTCTTTCTTAAATTCATCATCTATGTGTTGCTTGCAAGTAGAACAAGTAGAATTTTTTTCATAAAACTTAACTTCTTTCTGGTCATGTTTCAACTTAACTTCAATTTGATTTTGAAGATTGGAGAACTCAGATTTTTTTGTTTGAACCTTATCTTCTGTTATAAGTTTATCACTTAACGATTGTATCTCATTGTGGTATGTCGTAAGAGACTCTATAGCAAGTGTTTTTTGATCTTCAAAAGTAGAAACATCCGTTTGTTTTTTCAGAATATCTAATTGGTTGTCTTCTGTAAGTCTTTCAATATAATTTTTTTGTAGCTTTGTCTTAGATACATTCAACTCTCTTTTATTATCATTATCCGATATAGCCGTTTTTAATTCAGAATTTTTCACCTTGAGTAAAGAATTCATAGAGGAAAAAATTTGAATGTCAAGCAAGTCCTCTACTATTGTTCTTCTGTCTGATTGTCTTAGTTGCATGAATGGTTCAAATGTGGAACTACCTAAAACAACAATCTGAGTAAATGATTTATAGTTTAGTTTAAGAATTACCTTTTCCAAATACTCTTGATAATCACGATTGTTTGCCAACTGGTCAATCATCTTACCATCTTGTAATACTTCAAATATATTTGGTTTGACTCCCCTACGAACAGTAAAATTTTTATTACCGATTGAAAATTCAATTGTAACTAGCAATCCTTTTTCGTTAATGGTATTTACTAATTGAGATTTATTGATGTTACGAAAAGCTTTACCAAACAGCACAAAAGTAAGAGCATCAAGGATTGTCGATTTTCCCGAACCATTTTCACCGATAATAAGAGTTGTGGGCGACCTATCGAAAAAAACAGTTGTAGGTACATCTCCTGTGCTTAGAAAATTGCTCCAAGAGATTTTTTTAAAAATTATCATCTAGCCTTCATTTAAAAGTTGTGGGGGATTCTCAAATTGATAATCATCATCATCTTTGAGATTTTTTATAAGAGTAAGATTTACCATTTGATTGAAGGTAACATCATTTTTTGCGGCTTTCTTCGCTAATTGTAAAAATTGTTCATCATCGATGATAACATTATAAGAATGTTTTGTGGATTCCCCAATTTTAACAGAATCACTATGATAATTCGTCATGAATTTTTTCCTTTTCCTTTGGTTTTCTCTGTCTCGTTTTCGTTCTTCTTCATCCGCAGAATAATTTGTCATTGTATCCTTTCTTTAATTACATTGGTTTTATAGAGTTTTCCATTGGGTGTGTAGATTCCCCTGCTAGTCTAGATTTTCTCGATGTTTCAGTTTCAAATACAGCATTAAATGAAACACATCTTCTTTCTGGATCGCCTTCGGAACATCTATATGGATTGACTGAATGTAACTGATGTGCACTAAAAATAAAAATATCACCAAGTGTAGGTCTAATTGTCAATGTGGAAGCACCAAATTCTGGATCTTTTGGTGAATTTGATACAAAGGTAATAGAACCATCATCCTGACTTCGGTGTGTTTTTTTAGATGATTCAAATTTTGGAATTTTGAGATACATCGCACAAGAAATTTGACATTCTGTATGAATATGAATAGGATTATATTCATTTGGTTTTTGAGAAACAATCCACATTGTCAACATCTGAATAAAAAGTTTTTCAGCTTGAATTTTTTCAGCATCATAAGGATATTGTTGACTTTTTACAACTTTTACAAAATGGCTACATAAATCTAGAAAAAAATTCATAGCTCCAACTTCGTTCAATTTTTCATGTGGTACTCGTAATTCCGTATCGATTTGACCAGCAAGATATCCTCCATGACTTATTGAGTTTTTATCAGCAATAACATCATCGGTAATCTCAATCATTGTATTTAGTATTTCTGGTGGTAATTTTGAATGAATTACAGGAACGGCCCAAGGTTGTAATAAATGTATCGGTAGTTCATGTGATTTTTCATTATTTGATTTTTTAGCATTTCTTTCTGCTTGTCTTCTCTCTTTTCTATTCATGATTTCCTTCTAAATACTCCTTTTTCTGTTGTTCAAAAAGTTTCTCAGACTTAAATATAGCATTAAAAGCAACACTTCTTCTCTCTGAATCTCCTTCATCACAATGATAAGGATTAACTGAATGTAACTGATTAGCACCAAAAATAAAAAAATCACCAACAGAAGGCTGAACCGAAAGTACTGGTTGTGAAAGTTCCGTGTCTGGGCCCACATTTGATGTAAAAATAATACTACCAGCATCATTGACTCTGTGGTCTTTTAAAGATGGTTTAAATTTCGGAACTTTTAAATACATTACAGCAGATATTAAACAGTTAGCGTGCATATGTAAGGGATTGTATTCGCCTGGTTTTTGTGAAACAACCCAAGTTTCTAATATTTGAGACAACCAAGTTTCTTTTCTGATAGCATCAGCATTTCGTGGGTATTTTTGACATTGACAAATAATTGCAAACTGTTTAGTTATCTCATGAAAAAATTCAGATACCTCAATTCTTTCCAAATCTTCTTGATTAATAGTCAATTCTTTTTCTATTTGTCCAACAAGTTTTTTTCCATGACTTGGAGTTTCACTATCAGCAACTAACTTATCCGTTAATCTAATCATTGGATTTAAAATATTCGGCGGTAACACCGTGTGCATTACAGGAACAGACCAAGGCTGTAACAAGTTTATATTCAATTCCTGCATCATTGGTACAGTATTTTTTTTAGTTTCTGTACCAGAATTACCTTTTTGCTCTAACCTTTTCGCTTTTCTTCTCGCTTGTCTTGACATCGACATTAGACTACCTCCATTGTCAATGCCTCTCCATAAAGGTCTTGCATCAATTTATTTAAATCATTCTTATTCTCTATTTGTAATCCATCTACACAATTTTTGATTACACTCATAGTATCCTCAACATCTTCGATACCATCTATATCATCTCCTAAATCTTCAATATCAAAAAGATTGTCTACTACTGAAATATTACTTGTACCAGCAGCAATCAACTTATCCATCAAAGTCTCAAACATATAATTATTATTTTTATTTTCAATAATTATTTTAACATAAGTATCTTCGTATCTTGAAAAATCACCATAATCATTTTTTTCATCATTGTAATATATCTTATGAAACATTGAATATGGATTTTCTATAAACTCCGTTTCCATAGTTTCAGTATCGTAAATATGAAATCCCCTTTTGTCATTATAATCACTCCATGTAATCTCGTAAGGATTTCCAAGATATGTAACATTTCCAGTAGTAGAACGATGATGGAAATGTCCAGAAAATACTTTCTGAAAGGCCTTGAACATTGACATCGAATGTCCTTCAATCGCAAAAGAACCCTTATGTTGTTCCATTCCTTCTATTTGTAAATGACCAAATGCTACTTTAGTTCGTGTCTTTTCGATAAGTTCTCTAGTTTCATCTTCATTGTCGTTACATATCCACGGCACAAATAAAACCTTGTGGTCTTTTGTTAGAGCTACTTCGCAGGGGTCAGTATATACAGAAACGTGATCCATTCCCTTTGTCAATTCTTCCATCGAATTTACTTTGAGAGTGTTCTTGTAGTAGATATCATGATTACCAATAATAACTTTGATATTAGCACCCATTTCCTTGAGAGGATAGAATAATATATCCTTCATTGAATTGAGAGTTTTGTAATTGATGAATTTCCTTCTGTCTACAACATCGCCCAAGTGGATAACTTCTGTTATTCCTCTTTCTTTCAAGGTAGGAAAAAATACATTATCATAAAACTTACGAAAAAATTCTAAAAATAATAGACTGTCATTTCTGGCGCCGAAGTGAGTGTCCGTTATCAAAGCAATCTTCATTCTATTATCTCCAATTCAGCTTCTGTTTCTATAACTACTCTTGCACCACATGGTAACAATTTTTTATCATGTCCATAAACAACCTTAGATGGGCCAAGAATTGAAACTGCATTACAATAAGTATTATTTTTTCCCTCTTTTATTGTTATAACAGGCTGTAACTCTTGTTCTCGACCAGTTCTCATGGTCTTTAAATTTCCTCTGATGTTACCTTGATTTACATGAATATATTTCATATACTAGCTCTCATAAAGGAAGTAAGGGGGGATAGTTCTAAGATAGCATCATCTTTTTTCTTAGAAACTGCTTTAGGTTTTTTCTTTTCTCTTTTCTTTTCTTCAAACTGATTAATAAATTCGTATATATTAGCACGTTTGTCTGCTGTCATTAAAGATGCTCCAGATGCTATACCAGCTTGTTCTCCACTAGTCATTGACTCCATATCTGAATTTTCTTCAATGGAATTATATTCATCCATTTGTTTGTATTTTATATAAAGTTGTTTCTTTTCTTTTTCAATTCTTCTTAGGAAAGCATAGTATATAATTTGAGTAAAATAAGCAAATGGGTTTTTAGATTTTTCTGGATTAAAATTACTAGCATACATCACACAATTTTCTATACCATCACTCACCATTTCTTCACGAAAAGCATAGTTGATGAAATTGGGTCTATGGGATAATCTTTCTGCTATTTTAAGAAAACATTCACCAGCATAATCTGGTAATATTGGTTTTATTTCTTCTCCAGCATCAATATTTTTAAGATATTTCTCTCTATATTCACCCATAACTATTAAGAACTTTTCATTGTCTACATAATGTTGTTTTGTTCGTGGTCTAGCCATACGAATCCTTTAGTATTAGTGATTGTTAATAATATATTATTATAACAAATTGCCTCAATAAAGTCAAGTGTTATTTTTTTATAAAAAAGACTTGACAAATGCTCAGCTATCTGGTATAATTACTCTGTAGGGTTTCAAATAAAAGTAGTACTATCAATTAATCAAACTACTTGGTACTTCTAATGATTCAAAATCTACTTCACAATCTTGTTCACTTAGTATATCTTCATATAGTTTTGTCATCTTTTTAGATAAGCTTGTCATTGTCACCACATATTTTGCAGAGACAGGAATTATTTTATCATCAGTATAAGGTATCCATTTTGAAAAACGAATTCCTGCTTCATCCTTTTCAACTACATGAGACATTTGTATTGGGTTTTTAAGATTAAAAAAACCATTAGTTGGTTTCATGTATACAGCCAAAATCTCTTCCCCTGTAGAAAGTTTTATATATTTTTTTGATGACATTTTATCCCTTGAGGTTTACTACATAAATTTTATAAGGAAATTGTTCCGAACTATAAATTTTTATTCTTTCGGAAAAATGGTTTAATGTGTAGTTTTTTCTATCATTATGTATTAAATCATCAGAAATATCATAAAGACTTGCTGATTCTTTGGTGTCAGACTTCCTTAAACCTCGACCTATTGACTGCAAGTTTCTAATACGAGATTTAGAAGGAGAAGCGAAAACAATGTTATGAATGTTCCTAATGTTGATGCCGGTACTGTATACGCCATAACTTGCACAGATAATAGCATTCGTTTCCTTCTCGACAAGTTCTCTAACTTTTTCTCTTGAATCTGCATCTGTTCCTCCATAAACAAAAAAGATTTTTCTAGAAGAATCAATAATCTCTTCTAGTATTGAATGTAGAATGTTGCCGTGTTTTTCTATCAATTGAAATAAAACTAATGTGTTCCCATTCAGACCATTTACAAGATTACAAATATATTTGTTACGTTCTGGATGACTTACAATAAAATCTATTTCCTCTTGATAGTTCATTTTTGATACAGCAGCACATTCCTTTTTGGAATATTTAAGAACAAGACACTTTATAGCAATTGAAGATATTGTCTTGTTCTTGATTAATTCTTTTGTGCTGGTTACTTTTTTTATTGAACCAAATAACCCTTCTAATATTAATTTATGTACCTCTACCCCATCCAATGTTCCTGTAGTTCCAATTCGATAGGGTGTATTTTCTAAATTCTTCATGATTTTGGTGAGAGACCGAGCTTTGTAAAGGTGTGCTTCATCTCCTATCACCAAACTAAAATCTTTGAAGAAATCTTTTTTCAACTCATAAAGTGATTGCCATGTTGAAATTATGATTGGTTTGTCTGTCTCTTTTTCTTGTCCACCAAAAATTTTGTGGACGAATTTTTCGACTTCAAACGTTTTGTCTGCCTTTGCATATGCTTCAAAATCTGAATACATCTGACTTACCAGAGAAAGAGTCGGCACAATAACCAACGATTTTTCAGGAAAGTAATAACGAATCAGATAGTAAATGATAAGAGATTTTCCTGAAGCAGTTGGAGACAACAATACACATCTTTTTTTATCTATTGAATGTCTTAATGCGAGACTTTGATAATCTCTTAATTTATACTCACAAGGAAATGATGTAAGAAATTTAAGGTAATCCTCATTAGAAATAGATTCAATTATTTCTTCTGTATTATCTATAAGTTCATATTCTCTGTCTACAGCGAATCTACTTATCTCTGGTTTCAATCCAGCATAAATTCGGTGACTATCCATATTGAAAAGGTAAACGTATCCATCCCATTTTTTCCTTCGATACATGGGCATAAACTGATAACCATTTGGCCGGAATCGAAAATAATGATTCAATTCCATTTTTACATGAGGCTCACATATCAGTCTAACGAATACTTCCGTATCCTTTTCCATCAATATTTGAGTGGTCATCCAAGACCCGCTACAAACTTCCTCCAATTGATTGCATTGTTGATATGGAAACTCCTATTCTCAATCATTGAAAGTACTGATTTAAGGTATTCGACTTTTCCTTTCTGTCCGTTCATAATTTTTTCAGCCTTTTGAAGAACTTCATCCGCACCAACATAGTGTCGTTCCAGTTCAGTTTTGGATATACGAATGTTGTGGTCTGGTGCTTTTCCGTTCTTAGAAACGACTGCTTCCCATCTTTGCTGAAAGAGAACCTTCCAATGAGTTTCAAGATCGCTCAATTTACGTTTCTCTTTTGAGTATATGTCTAAGTATTTTTGATGTACGTTTGGTATGTTTAGAGACTCATTATCCAAGTCTTTATCATCAATGTGAGCATCTTCCTCCCACATCGACATAATTTTTTCAAGTTCCATAATTTTAGTTATTTAATAAATTCTTTATCTCATAATTAGTATAGCGAAATGTTGCTGTGGCAGTAAAGTATTCCACATCAGTAGAAGCACTATTGAACTCCAAAGAGGATATAGAAATTGGAAATGCTTCGTAAAAATGAAATTCCATTTGTGGATTCATTCCACTTGTTAAAACAGATAAAACAATAGTAGATACTGTTCCACCTCTAGGTGTTAAGTCTGAAGAGTTTTTCAAGAGTCTATAATTTTCTGTTCCTTCTCCAAGACCTAATGCTATAACACGGTCATAAATTTCAATCCAATTTTTTAGATGCTCATCAACTATAAAAGTTACCGCCAATTCCTCAAATGAAACATTATTTCCTGCATATGGTATGTTCGCAAATGGGTTTACCATTTCAATTGCTTGAATTGAAACGCCCGGCACATTTACTGATTGACAAAACCAAGTAAGATGTGGTGCGTCCTCCATCATTAATCTAAAACTAATGTTGGAAAGATAATTTAAATTGTCAGGTACTTTGTTTGATGCGGCCATAAATTCCTTTATATTATATTACTATTTATGTAACAATTTTTCAAACTCTGGATAATCAATATCTTTACCAACATAAACAAACTTACAATTTGGAAATTCTTCTTCTATTTTACTATGTTGTTTTATCCAATCCTGACTTTCTGGATTAGTAATATTGGTGGATGAACCTAGATAAACACCCGAACTGGTTTGATTGTGAAAATAATCATATCCCACACAATATAATGTTTCGTTTGGATTTTCCATACAAGCTAGTCTTAAAGCAACTGTTTCTGTTGTCCAATCATCATATTCATTTCCCCACCAATCAATATTTTTTGTCAAATCATTGGAATCTATCCAAAGAAAATACATCACACCTTCATGAGCAAACTGTATAAAATTTTCGGTGGTTGGTTCATTTTCTGCAATTGTCATTCTCTTATCCGTAGATTGTTTCATCATATCGTAATGAAAACTTGGAATAAGAGTGAAATTTCTAAAATGGGAAACGTGTTTTTTGGTGTAGTTACCAACGATAAGTTTCACTTGAATTTCGATATTTTCGCTAATTAAATTATCTGGACTTATTCTTTTGTAGATATAATCACAACCATATGTGGTATGATTTTTGAAAAGGGTTAAATCAGAAATAGTTTTAGAATTGCCGTTACCAATCACTATCAACATATTTTTCTCACAAGAAAATGACTACAAACAAAAAAAGGGAGCAGATTTCTCTACTCCCTTTTGAAATCCTACTATATGTAGGGAACGAATTACATCAAGTTTGAAATTGAAGCTTTTCTGTAATATACGTTCAAGTGAGGATTAGATGTCAAGTCACCAGTTAAACGACCAGTAGATGTACTTGCATTCTCAGCATATGGGTTAGCAACTAAACCATAGCGTGTCTTGAAAGCAATCTGTGGTTGAAAACTAGAACTATCAACCGCACGAACCATCTGAAGAGGAACGTATGGGCAATAGAATATACCAGCATCCATAGGTGAATCACCTTTGTAACCTACACAATAGAACTCTTGTGCGTGAGCATCAGCATAAGGATCAACATAAACCTTATAGCGTCCATTAAGAACACCAGCAAATGTTGAGGATGCTGTATCTGTGTTAATGTCAGTACTCATTGCTGGAGCATAATCCAACATTCCTGCCATCTGAAGAGCGGAAGCGACATCTGAAGAGGTCATGATAATATTACCTTTTCCTCTGCGTGTGTCTTTTCCAATCTGATTAGCATCTTTTTCAATCTGCATCATCAGACCTTTGAACTTCTCAACCATCCAACGACCATTAGAATCGGTGTCAAGGTCAAAAATTCCAGCAGTTGTAGTACCAATTTGAGCACCAACAGCAGCGTTAATGTAAATCTTACGAATTACTTCACGGTTGATCTCAACTAGAATTTCACTAGAAAGGATGTTAGCAAGTTCTGCTTCTGCATCCAATCCATGAACAGCACGTAAATCCTGTGCTAATTCCATAGAATACGAACCCTTGAGAGCACGTGTTCCAGCAGCGATGGATACCTTCTCAATTGAGAATGACATCTCACCAGCAATATCTCCTTCACCGCCATCTGTTTCCAGAGCACTTGAAGCAGCAAATTCTGTTCCTGTTTGACCAGTTCCGTCTGTTCCTGTAATTAAAAGACCAGGCGTTTTAACTGTATCACCAGTATTAGCTGTACCAGACTCACTTGCAGTCGTATCAGCATTAACACCAGGCATCTCAGCTCCACCCATTGTATTAACACGACTCTTGAGTGCAAAGATAAGACCAGTTGGCCCTGACATTGGTTGTACACCACAAACATCGTATGCTACGAGTTGAGGCATTGCCCGGCGAACCATTGAGATCAAAACTGGATCTGCGAAACCGAATGCTGATGTTTGTACTGAACCACCAGCAACACCACCCAAAGATGGGTTAGTGGATGTCAAAGCGTTAATTGTTGTAGGTGTTGCCTCCGACAATAACCCACTCTGACCATTCATTTCTTGGTCTTGAACATATTGGTGTTCTGTGTTTTCAAGACACATAGCAGTAACAGCACGTTTATGACTGTCCGAAATCTTAGGAAGATCTGGATGGTCTAGAACCGGCGCCCACTTTTCATTTAAATTTTCTGAAAGTTGCATATTATTAAACTCCTATAATATGTGATTAAAAATAATTTGTATTACACACGAGCTATAGCTTTGCTGTATGCTTCCATTATGCTATTCATTTTTACAGGAGTTTCCTCTTGCTCATCTGAACTAACACTTTCTTCTTCACTAATAACTTCATCCTTTTTAACTTGACTAGGGAAATAACTTTCCTTAATCTGTTTTACTTTATTTTCAAAATCTTCAACATCGCCCTCTTCAACTGAAACACCTTCTGCAAGTTCTTTCAATTTTTCGGATTGTGTGTCAGCAAGGTCATTACTAACTTCTTCTACAATCTTGTTTTTGCGATATTCGTTAAGTTCGTTTGTAACTTTAACGTTTTCTTCGATTTTGACATTTAATTTAGTCTCTAATTCCTCAACGCGGTCAAATAAGTTTTCAACCATGTCTACTTTTTCTTCTGGAACTTCGATGTAATGCTCTGTGAATAGACCTTTCAAACCAGTAATGAACTCTTCTGTAATTTCACTTCTAAGTGAACTGTCGAGTGCTAGTTCGTTTTCTTTCATCCATTCTTCAACAACATAGTTCAAGTATCCGTCAACTTTTTCTGTCAACTCATCTCTGAAAGAAATGATTTCTTCTTGGAGATCTTTTTGATACTCTTCCTCAAGTTCTTCAGTTTTCTTTGTGGAAACTTCCATAACTTTCTGGTAAACAGCTGCTTCAAAAATTGTTGATGCTTTTGTTTTGAAATCTTCGGAAAGTTCTTCACCTTGAACCAATGCTTCGATATCTTCTTTTACATTGATTTCTGGAAGGTCAGATGCTTTCATCTTCTTTCCTTTAACTGCAACTTTATCTTTCTTGTTGTCAGAATCGGTTGGTGTTGGGCCGCCTGTATCTTCTGCTTCAGCAACATCCATAAGTTCTTTCCACTTAGAGGAAACTTCTTCTTTTTTCATACCATTGACTTTATCGAAAAGAGCTTTAATCATTCCAGATTTAGTAGAAGGCATTTTAACTTCTTCTATCTTCTCTTCTTCGATTTTTTCCTCTTCGACTACTTCTTCTTCAATTTTTTCTTCTGTTTGCACTGTT